AGCACAAGCAACCATTACTATTGGTGCTAATGGTACAGTTACTGGTGTTAATATTACTAATGGTGGTTCTGGATATATTGTTGGCGATCTTCTTGGAATTACCACCTCAAATGTTAAAACAGGAAAAGGTGCTCAGATTACTGTAGATGCTATTGATGGTATTGATACTTTATATCTGACCAATGTTCAGGGTGAGGACTTTACTACTACAGATCCTCTGTGCTATTTCAATACACCTACAACTGTAGTAAGTTTGGCTTCTACTACAATTACAAGTAGCACAGATTCTACTGATACTAGATTTGATGGTAATACAATTAGAGTTGCACAAATTAATCATGGTATGCATGGTTTAGGTCATGTAGTATCTCTCACAGGAATTCAACCAGATAGTGTCCCAACAACACTTAATGCTGCTATAAGCGCAACAGATACAACTGTTGGGGTAGCAAGCACTGGTATCTTCGCCACCTTTGAAAATAGTGATGCTACAATCGGATATTTGAAGATTGATAATGAGATTATGAGATATACTTCAATTGATTCTGGTAATCTTACTGTTACTAGAGGAGTTAATCCAACATCACACGCTGCAAACTCTAAGGTTTACAAGTATGAGTTGAATGGAATCTCTCTGACGAGAATAAACAGTGATGAAGGTAATGTAGTTACACATTCTGGAAATGGAAATAGTGGTGCTGCAGGCATTATTTCTAATGATACTGGAATTGATGAATATTTCCTGAAAATCAACAGAGCTGCTACAACTTCATTCTTAGGTGGACCTTTAGGTGCTATTACTTCTGGAACCAGTATGAGATCTTTCACAGATGAAAATGCTGTTGGTGGTAAAAATGTAAAAGCAACTAGAAACCTTCAATTCAACGCAATTAAGACAAATATTGTTATTGACGGTATTAGTGATAAGGTTTCAGCAAATTCTCAGATAAGAACTGTTTCTGGAAGAAGTGCTGATGGAACTGAAACCCTGTTTATAGATCAGGGTTATCAAAGTATTGATAATAATGCTTTAACACCTCTTTCCAGTGTGAGAACAATTGCATCTAGACCAAATGAAACTACTGATACAAATCTAAATTCTCTCCCACAAAGCAGATCATTTACTTATGCAGTAACACTTGATAATAGTGGAGATAAGAACCTTTCACCATTCATTGATTATTCTAGTGCTACTGTTGAGTTGCATAGAAATAGATTGAATAGACCAATCGTAGATTATGTATTCGATCCTCGTGTAAATCTTGTTGCTGGAGATCCACACGCATATCTCTATGTAACTCAGAAAGTTAACCTTGAGCAACCTGCAACATCACTCAAAGTTCTTATTGACGCTTATAGACATTCTTCAGCTGATTTTAGAGTTCTTTATCAACTCTTTAAAGTTGAATCCAGCAACAACATTGAGACATATGAGTTGTTCCCAGGATATGAAAATCTTAAAGATACGAATGCCGATGGATTTGGTGATCTTGTTGTTGATGTTACAAAAAATAATGGAAAGGCAGACGCATTCCTCCCAGCGAGTGTTGATGGAGAATTCTATGAATATCAGTTCACTGCTGATGACTTAGATAAATTTAATGGATTTAGAATTAAAATTGTTGCTAGTGGTACCAATGAAGCATATCCACCAATATTTAAGAATTTGAAAGTCATCGCTTTAGCATAATATGAAAAGAGTAGAAGGTGAACAGCACCTGTATCGTAATGATTCAGGTGCTATTGTAAATACTGATACTAATGAATATAATAACTACATTAGAATGAAGGAGGAAAGACGCCGACAGAAAATGGAAATCCAAGAGATGAAAAAAGATATTGGTGAAATCAAATCCCTACTTATGGAGTTAATCAATGGACCCAGACAAAATTGAGTTAGAATCAATGAATAAAATGTTTGAATATGAAAAGTATTCAAGACTTATTGATGAATTAGATGTTGACGAATTAAAAAATTTTGCAAAGTCTTATTTTAAACTCTATTTGAAGCAACAAGAAGTCATTAAAAACTTTGCTATATCTGGTTTAGCATAAATATTTTTAAACGAGTATAATAAAAATGGCAGTTTATGTTAGTAATTTAACCATAAACGGTGGGACTGACTTCAGTCAAATTTTTACATTAGAAAGTGGCAGTACAAATTCGGTTTTGAATCTTGTGGGTTATCAAATCTCATCTCAAATGAGAAAGCATCCGGGAGCAACTGGTGTAACTACTTTTACATCCAGCATATACAATGCATCTAATGGTCAAATAAAAATTGGACTATCTACATCTCAAACTGCCAGTTTGAAACCTGGTAGATATGTTTATGATATTGTTATAACTGATACATCAAATGTTACAAGCAGAGTTGTCGAAGGAATGGCGTTAGTAAGTCAAGGAGTGACTCGCTGATGGCGAACATTAAGGTCAAAACAAATTCAAATCAAGTAACTGTAAGAGTAGGTCAGCAAAATGCTATTAAAGTAGTTGCGGCAAATTCTTCCGCTGCTATTACAACTCTCGATAATTTGGAAGACATTGGTGATGTTGATATAAGTAATAGGGCAAATAATACTCTAATAATGTATGATTCTTTGTCTCAGACATATAAACATGTAGACCCTGCTCAGATTTTGGACCTTGCCGATTCTGTAGACAATGAAGCTATCGATTATGGAACTTTTTAGGGAATAAATACTTTATATAAAAAGTAAAAAAAGTAAAAAATGGCGACCCCTGTATTACAGTTTAAAAGAGGTCTTGCGACTAATGTTGGACTAGCCTCTTTCAAAGCAGGTGAACCGGGTTTTGTTACTGACGAATATAATTTTTATATTGGTGTTGACGGTACTGCTGCTAATCAACAATTCTTTGGTAGTTCTAGATACTGGACTAAAGAGACTGCTAGTGCAGGAGGTGGAGTAAACTTAGTTTCGGCACACGCTGTTGGTGCTGCTGGTACACATATCACTCTTGCTGCACCTGCTGCTGTTGGTGCTGCTTTAACATATTATTTCCCAGCAACTCAAGGAGCAACTTCTTCAGTACTGACGAATGACGGCAGTGGAAACTTAAGTTGGGCAAGTGGTTCTGCTAACCCAGTATTTACTGGAATTGCAACATTTACAGATACCACAGACAATACTTTAGGAGACCCAGACACTGGTGCCGTTCAGATTGACGGTGGTCTTGGTGTTAATAAGAATGTAACTGTTGGTGCTGGACTTTCTGTTGTTGGCGATGTTTATGTTGCTGGCGTATCAACATTCGTTGGTTCGGTAACATTTAATGGCGGCACAATCAATCTTGGTGACGCGAATACTGATGATATTAATGTCGCTGGTGAATTTGTATCAAGTTTGATACCAAATACTGATGCAACTTATGATATTGGTGAAACTGGAACTCCAAAAAGATGGAGAAATGCTGGTTTCTCTGGAGTAGGTACATTCTCTTCTGGTGCTGTAATTGGTGCTTCCAGTGGAGTTGGAACCGTTTATGTAGGCACAGCAGTAACGGAAAATACATCATATAGTGAAACATTACTTGTTGATGGTAATGCTCGTGTTACCGGTATTTTAACTATTGGTACAGCATCTGTCACAATTGATGGTAATACTGGTCGTGTTGATGCAGGTTCTGGTCTTGCACTTGGAGGAAGTCCAGTAGGTCAAAGAATCATGACCTTCCACAGTGAGTCTGGGGACACTGGATATAGTGGACAAACTCTTTCTGGAGGTGGTTCTTTCAGAGTTTCTGGTCAGGCACAGAATATAAGTTTCCCAACTCTTGCAATTGGTCTTATAACTGGGGATGAATCGGGAGGTACTTATGGTCTTATTGGAAACACAACAACTAAGGCTGAAGCAGGTTATTTCTATGCTTCTAATACAACTGGAGTTTCAACCTTCTTAGGTGCTATTGATGCTGATGGTGGAATTAATATTTCTGGTGGTACTGTATTAGATCAATTATCTGTAACTGGTATATCAACCTTTACTGGTCAAATTGATGGTAATGGTGGTGCTGATATTTCTGGTGGTGAAACAACACTTTCATCCGCAACTGTTAGCGACCTGACTTCTGGTAGAGTTGTTCTTGCTGGAACATCTGGTGCTCTTGAAGATAGTTTAAATTTAACTTTTGATGGTAGCACTTTAACAGTAGCAACTACTATAGATACCACAAACCTTGAAGTAACAAACATTAAGGCAAAAGATGGAACTTCTTCCATCACAATTACCGATTCAACTGGTGTTGTTGCTATTAGCACCAACCTTACAGTTCAAGGTGATTTATTTGTAACTGGTTCTCAAACTCAGGTTAATACAGAATCACTTCTTGTTGAAGATAGTCTGATTGAGGTTGGACTTATCAATAGTGGTGGAAATCTTGTTCCACCAACTAGCGATTTGAATATTGATGTTGGCGTCATATTCAATTATTATGATAGTGCTGCTAGACTTGCTGCGGTTTATTGGGACGATTCGGTATCAAGAATCGCACTCGCATCGGTTGTTACGGAATCAAGTAGCGTCTTAACAGCAACAACATATGCTGGTGTAGAAATTGGAAGTCTTTGGGTCAATGATTGTGCAGGTCAATCTCAGGTAATCAGTTGCACTGGTTCCGAAAGATTCTTAGAGAATATCACTATTGATGCAGGTACATTCTGATAAATAACAAATAACTTATAAATATGGGTGGAGGGTATTCTCCACCTTTTTTTGTATTCTGCTATGAATGAAATAGATTATCAAACTTTGGTTTTAACATATCAACAAAAATCATTTGATTTATTTTCTCAAACTGTTGCGTTGGAAGCAAGATTAAAAACTTCCGCCAAAAGGATAGAAGAATTAACTGGTCAAGTTAATCAACTAACCACAGAAAATGAGAAGTTGAAAGCAAAACCTAAAACAACTACTAAAAAAACAGATAATTCATCTTCTGAGGGATTCTAATGGCAAAACCATCAACACGCCAGGGACTGATAGACTACTGTTTAAGGCGTCTAGGTGCCCCTGTATTGGAGATTAATGTTGATGACGACCAGATAGACGATTTGGTTGATGATGCCCTTCAATACTTCCAGGAGCGTCATTTTGACGGCGTTGAGAGGATGTATTTGAAGTATGAAATTACTCAGGCAGATATTGATAGAGGAAGAGCGACTAGTAATAGTTCAAGCACAAATACAGCAGGTATTGTAACTACTAGTGCAACCTCAACATCGATTCCAGGATACGGAACAACTACTTCAAATTACTATGAAACTTCGAATTTTATTCAAGTCCCAGACTCTGTAGTTGGTATTGAAAAGGTTTTCAGATTTGATACTAGCGCAATATCTGGTGGAATGTTTAGTATCAAATATCAGTTATTTTTAAATGACCTATATTATTTTAACTCTGTAGAATTACTTCAATATTCTATGGTCAAAAGTTATTTGGAAGATATCGATTTCTTACTTACTACTGATAAGCAGATTAGATTTAATAAGAGACAAGATAGACTTTATTTGGATATTGACTGGCAGGCACAGAATGTAGGAAATTATCTTATTTTAGACTGCTACAGAATACTAGATCCAAATACATTCACCGATGTATATAACGACAGTTTCCTCAAAAAATATTTGACTGCCCTGATTAAGAGACAGTGGGGTCAGAACTTAATCAAATTTAGAGGAGTTAAACTTCCTGGTGGTATTGAATTAAATGGTAGAGAAATTTATGAAGATGCTGAAAGAGAATTAGCAGACATTAAATCTAGAATGTCTATGGATTATGAACTTCCACCTTACGACTTTATTGGATAATGGCACTTAACCCCTTTTTCTTACAAGGCTCTCCTGGAGAGCAAAGATTAGTTCAGGAGTTGATTAATGAACAACTCAAAATTTATGGTGTTGAAGTATATTATATTCCAAGAAAGTATGTAAGAAGACAAACCATTATTGAAGAAGTTCAGTCATCAAAATTTGATGATAATTTCTTACTTGAAGCATATGTAAACACATATGATGGTTATAGTGGTGCTGGAGATATTTTAACAAAATTTGGAATGAGTATAAGAGATGAGTTATCTCTTACAATTTCAAAAGAAAGGTTTGAAGACTTCATTTCTCCATTTTTGGAGGATGGAAATGACTCTGAGTATGATGTTTCCACAAGACCAAGAGAGGGAGATATAATCTACTTCCCCTTAGGTCAGAGAATATTTGAAGTAAAGTTTGTAGAGCACGAAAATCCTTTTTACCAGTTAGGTAAGAATTATATTTACGAACTCAAGTGTGAGCTCTTCGAATATGAAGATGAAAATATTGATACAACAATTGAAGAAATAAACACTGTAATGGAGGATATTGGATATATTATTGACCTTCAACTCGTATCTGCTGGAACTGATGCAACAGCAACTACCACAGTAGTCAGTGGTGGTGTACAAGAGATATTCCTTAATAATGATGGTTACAGTTATACCAGTAGTCCAACCGTAACAATATCTGATGCACCTGCAGGTGGAACTACTGCACAGGCAGTTGCTATCACAACATTTAAAGGTGGTGTTAACTCAGTTAAAGAAATACTCCTAACAAATCCTGGTGCTGGATACACTATTGCGCCAACGGTCACAATTAGTGGTGGTGGAGGATTTGGTGCTATTGCTACTTGCGGTATAAGCACTAGTGGAATCGGTTCTATTACTATGAGTGAAGTTGGTCAGGGATATACGCAAGCACCGGTTATAACTATTGCAGCACCAGTTGGTGGTGGAACTACAGCAACTGCTAAATCAGTCATTAATAATAGTGGTCAGGTAACTGGAATTAGGATTATAAACTCTGGTTCTGGTTATGTCTCTGCTCCAACAATTACAGTTGGAACAGCAAACACTGTTGGAACAGGAAACTTCTGGAAAAACGAAACTATTACAGGTCAAACATCTGGTGCTACTGCACAAACAAAAAGATGGGATACAGACACATACATTCTTCAGGTTGGAATCACTTCAGGAACATTCTATCCTGGTGAAATCATTACTGGTGCTAAATCTGGTGCTTCATACACGATTAATGTATCAACCGCTAACACTACGACTGATAAATATAAGCAAAATGAACAAATTGAAGAAGAAGCAGATCTTATTTTAGACTTTACAGAATCTAATCCCTTTGGTACATATTAATGCTAGGAACTTATCACTATCACGAAATTATTCGCAAAACTATTATTGGTTTTGGAACTTTATTTAATGATATAACCATTAAGCACAAGAATTCCTCTGATGGTATAATCAGTGAGATGAAGGTTCCTCTTTCTTATGGACCATCTCAAAAGTTTTTAGCAAGATTGGATCAACAAGCAAATCTGAATAAACCTGTTCAGATTACTCTTCCAAGAATGTCTTTTGAAATGACTTCTATTGATTATGATCCTACAAGAAAGGCTGGAGTAACTCAAACTTTTAAGGCTGTTGATGAAAATAACAGAATGAAAAAGGTTTATATGCCTGTTCCATATAATATCGGATTTGAATTGAGCGTTCTTTCTAAACTCAATGATGATTGTTTACAAATTGTAGAGCAGATTCTTCCTTACTTCCAACCTTCATTAAATATAACAATAGATTTAATTGAATCTATTGGAGAAAAGAGAGATATTCCCGTTGTCTTAAATAGTGTAGCATTTCAAGATGATTATGAAGGAGATTTTTCTACAAGAAGAGCACTGATATATACTTTCCAATTCACAGCAAAAACATATCTGTTTGGTCCAGTTGCTGATAGTTCCGAAGGTCTTATTCGTAAGGTTCAAGTTGATATGTATGCTGATACTGATAGAACAACTGCTAAGCGTGAAATGAGATACACAGTTGTTCCAGATCCAATTGATGCAAATCCAGGAGACCCATTTGACTTTGATGAAGATTGGCAGTTCTTAGGAGATGCTAAAGCATATAGTCCTACACAACAAACTGATATTTGATAACTTATGTCTGAATTTGATGCTATTGATAATGCTCTAAATGTAGAGAGTAGTATTGTTGAGGTTGAGAATACTCCGAAGAGTATTCAAAAACCTGAGCAAAAGACTGATATTTCAAAAGATTATGAATATACAAGAGCAAACTTATATTCATTGATTGAGAAGGG